AGCAACGTCATTCTTAGGGGTAAATGCTAATACTAATTGTTACTTCTTACAAGCAGCCGAAAATTTTCAGTATGAGATATTGTTTGGAGATAACATAATTGGTAGAAAGCCACTTAACGGGGCAACAGTTCTAGTTGAATATCGAGTATGTAATGGTGAATTGCCGAACGGCTCATCAGCGTTTTTCTTAGACGGACCAATTCAGTCTCAGACTAATGTGAGCCCTATTGCAGTTATATCAGCTGCATCAGGCGGAAGCATAAACGAATCGGATGATTCTATTAAGTATAATGCACCTCGTGCATATCAAAATCAAGAACGTGCAGTAACTACTAGCGACTACGAGAATCTACTACTACAAAACTTTCCTGAAATACAAGCCATTTCAGCTTATGGCGGTGACACAGTCTCCCCACCTCAATATGGCAAGGTCTTTATTTCTGTAGATGTTGTAGGCTCAGAAGGTACTCCAGAATTAACCAAGAGAAAATTCTACAACTTTATAAAGTCTAGATCGCCTCTTTCGATTGACCCGGTTATAGTAGAGCCTGAATTTTTATATGTAGAAGTTGCGTCCAACGTTCAATACAATATTAATATTACATCTTTAAAAGATAACGATATAAAGTCCTTGGTTGCCTTGAGCATTAGTAACTACAATCAATCATTCTTGCAGAACTTTAAGAGCACTTTAAGATTTAGTAAATTTTTAAAGATTATTGATGATACACATCCAAGCATTTTAAGTAATGAAACTACAGTAGTGCCATTCAAGTCTTTACAGCCTACACGTGGAGCTGAATATACAACAACTATATCTTTCGGGTATGCAATTACTAATAATGTAATACAGGACATACCAAGCACCACTACACACCCATCCAATGCAGTGCATAATATTAGATCTAGCGTTTTTAGAAAAAATAATGCTGACTATTTCTTAGAAGATGATGGGCAAGGCAATCTGCATACAATTACTCTGCAAGGTAGTGATCATAAAAAGATTGCTAAGATAGGTACAATTAATTATACTAGCGGTACTGTAAATATTTCTAATCTTATAATTGATGATTATACAGGGTCAGAAATTAAACTATACGCAACACCAGTACATAAAGATATTAATTCAGACAAAAATGTTATACTTCTAATTAGAGATGAAGATGTAACTGTATCCGTTAGCCCGGTAAGAATCTAATGTATAATGTAGAACAAAGTATTTCTAATTTTGTAGAAAGCCAGTTCCCTGACTTTTATAAAGAAGAAGGACCGCTATTCGTTCTATTCGCTAAAGAATATTATAGGTGGCTAGAACAAAATTATGTTTATATTAGATTATCTAATCCAGAGAATTTTAATATAGGTGATAATGTATATCAATCGCCTGCATCTGGTGTTATAGAGAGTATAGATTCTAGTAATATACTAGTAAGAGTAACAAGCGACGGGTTTAGATGTACTAGTCAGTGTCTTAATAGCATCGAGCTCATTACTAGCGATGGCGGGGGCAGCTCTTACATTAGAGAAATTACTAGCACGAATCCAATCTACAATGCAAGAAAACTATTTTCTTATAGAGATGTGGATTCAACCACAGAGCGTTTTTTAGTTTATTTTAAAGAAAAGTACCTAAAGGGTATTCAATTTGATACCTTCACGGCTAAAAAGACTTTAATAAAAGCTGCACAAGATTTGTATAGCTCAAAAGGTACGGAAAGATCTATAGATCTGTTATTTAAACTAGTGTTTGGAGTAGGAGCTACCACATATTATCCGGGAGACGATATACTTAAGCCCTCGTCTGGTAGATGGGTAATTCCTAATTACTTAGAGATAACTGAATCCCCTAGAACTATTAATTTTATTGGTAGAGAAATTATAGGGTCGGTTTCTGGTGCTAGAGGATATTGTGAATATATCGTTAAGAGAAATATCAAAGGTAAGATAATAGATGTTCTTTACTTAAGTAATGTAAGAGGATCATTTGTTACCGGCGACTCTATAATTGAATTTGTAGATCAAGTGCTCAAAGATGCACCTATAGTTGTAGGTTCACTTACAACTGTTGATATTACAACAGGTGGTGCAGGGTTTGCAGTGGGGGAACAGGTAGAGATTGTATCGAGCAAAGGCGTTGAAGGAAAGGCTATTGTAACTGGTATAGAAACTCAAACCGGTTTAGTAAAATTTACTCTTGTAGACGGAGGATGGGGATACAGTAATAATTCCCTTATTGTAGCCCGCAAGATGTTAAAAGTTCTTAACAGAACCAATTCAAATACAAGTATAACTGATTTTCAAAGGTTTGAAAAAGTAAAGCAGGATTTATGGAATATTACGTTAAATAATTTAACTGGTAATAGTACTACCTTATCGGTAAGTGATGTGATTGGAGGTATAGCTATAAATCAAGCCAACGCTACAGCATTAATATGCGATATAGTAACAGTGCCTGCCAATAACATAGGCACTTTCTTAGTAAGTAAAGTGTCGGGCAATATAAACGCTAATAACTTTATAAGACTAGCCAACATTTCTTTTATAACTGCTATAAGTAATACTTCGTCAACTGCTGAATTCACAGTAGGCGACGTTATGCAGCAATCTAATGGCAGCGCAAACGTTACTACAGGTGTAATAAGTCAAATAACTAGTACTAAAACTCTTACAGTTAATACTTCTTCTATTACCAGTAACGGTATTCATGTCGGTTGGTATGCTAAGCAAGCCACCACAAACGCTGCTGGGCTAGTAATGGCCCTGCCGTGGAGTTCTTTAGGCAGCTACAATACAGTACCAAAAGCTGTGTTGTCGGGTACAACAGGCACATTTAACACAGTTAATAAAATCTCGCTTTATAGTGATGCTGCATACACCAATTTGCAATGCGAGTTTTATACTACAGGCATAGCAAACACAAACACATATAAACTAATATCAGTAAATGGTGCACGGTTTTACCCTGGAAATACCATTTATGGAACAGTATCACCCGAAATAAGTACTATTTTAGTTGCATCAGACGCTGGAGGTATTCTTTCTAGCTACACCGATGTGTCAGCAACTGCTAATGTTATTTCAGTAGGCTCTGAATTTATTGGGTTAATTAATGTAGTTAATGCTTTTGATGATACACCCAATAATAGAATATTGGGGCTTACTTCTAACACATACGGCGAAATAACTCTTCTTTCAACTGGACAGGGTGCAAATGCAAGTATAGGTTCACTAGTTGATACTGAAACAGTTAGAATATGCTTAGATTTTCTAACCGCTAATAATGACGGCAGTGTATCTGATTCTATAGAATTCCCTAGCATGACATTAAACGGAGTTAATTCAACCTATGGCTATATCAGTTCATTAACTATAGATAATCCTGGCTCAGGTTACAATAATACTAATATAGTTGTATTCAGCGGAGGAAATTCAGGTATAGGTTCTTTTGGTGCCGCTAATGCTACTATTAATACTGATAGTACAGGCAGGATAATAAAATTAAATCTTTCTGCTAACGTTGGTAGTAAATATGTAACTACGCCCACTGTGTCTGTGGTTAATAGTACTGGTGGCTCAACCGGTGTTGGAACTAACGCGTCTATTATCCCAGCATTCCCTTTAGGGTTCTTTAAGTTGCCAGCAGGGGACATGAATGTGCCTATGCTACAGCTACTAAGATTTAATAACCGGGTTATAGGGGAAATTGCATCTCTATCAAATATCAACCCAGGGGAAAATTATAATATTGCACCCTCTGTTATTGGTTATGAATATGGAATTGCTGAACTAGATACTAAGGATTACATCATAGCAATTAGCAACTTGAACGGCCCTCCTTTTGTAGTTAATGAAACAATCACGCAAACATCGCAAGTACCATCGACCATACTATCTTGCAATGCTCTATCCGGAAACACAACACTAGAAGTTAATCACTTACTTACACAGAGTAATGGTACTGCTATTATAGCATCTGGGGAGGTTTATAGTTATTCAACTAATGCAACTTCAAATTCAGTTACTATAACTGTAGTTAACTTAGACGGGACATTTAATACTAGCTATAACATCACAGATACTCAAACAGGAGGAGTCTTTAAATTTAATACTAAGACAACCTCTACTTTAGGACAGATAGCAAAGGGAAAAATAAAAACTTCCAACTCTACTGTCATAACTGTAAGCCGTAGATCCTTGTTTAATAATTTTGTTCCTAGTGCTTCTAACAATCTGATAGGACAGGTTACTTTATCTAACTGTTCCATTGTAAGTGTAACTCCAGACACACTTTCAACTGCTGCAGGAGATAATGCAGTAGTTACATCAAACGTTGTGTATCAAGCAGGCTCATTGACTAGCATACAGGTAATAGACTCAGGTTTTGGGTATGAGCAGGATGAAGGGGTTTCTATGACTTCTGCTGCTGGGGAAATTGCTACCGGTAAGAGCAATGTCACTAGATACGGTATAGGTTCCGGATATTATGCATCTAAGGATGGATTTTTAAGCGATGTCAAAAAGATTCATGACGGCGAATACTATCAAGAATATTCCTATGAAGTACAGAGCCCTATCCCGCTAGATAAGTATACTAACATCCTTAGAGAAATTCTGCATGTTGCGGGTACTAAGCTTTTTGGTAAAGTAAAACTTAGCAGCACTGTTAACAATAATATTATATCAACTTCAAGCATAACCATATTATAATGTCAAGATTAGTAACTAGTTATTTTAAAAATCATATCGCAGCTCAGATATCAGAATCTTTTATCGAGCCTGCTAATAACGTATATTATATGTTGGCTTCTAGACATATGCCTTATCCTCAAGGCGATGATAATATATTAGCTGCGAATAATAGCACCGCAGCAGTCTTTATAGAGCCTTACGAGCAAGGAATATTCGCTAAAAAAATTCAAGCTACTGATACTGCGCGCATGGCTAGTAGATACGACTGGGTATCTAATACAATATACGAAAGCTATGATAGCGACGCTGACTTAACCAACAAACAATTTTATGTAAGTACTACTGATGGGTCAACTTATTTCATATACAAATGCTTAGATAATAACGGTAATACCGCATCAACATATAGCCCAGCAGATACAGTAGAAAGTGCTTGTAGCTTTTCTACTAGTGACGGATATGTTTGGAAGCTTATGTATAAAATGGCAAACAATGATTTCCTAAAGTTTGCTTCAGATGATTATATGCCAGTAGTTACTAGTGCCAACGTTGCAGGAAATACAGTAGCAGGTGCCATTGACGTTATTAGAGTTACTAACCCTGGATCGGCCTATATTTCTACATTTACTGGTACGTTTAACTCTGATGATTTAAGAGATTCAATTCCTACGATTATAGGGAGCAGTACTACCTATAGACTTGCTAATACCGCGTCTGCTAATGCAAACTTCTATATTAATAGTGCAATGTATATTACCGGCGGCACCGGTATGGGCGGACTAAGAAAAATAACTGAATATGATCATGTTAAGAAAGTAGTAGTGGTAGAAACTCCTTTTAGCACCCAACCTTCCGCAGGATCCACATATTTAATTGCCCCTAATGTAGTTGTAGCTGGTGATGGTACTACAAATGTTACAGGGTATGCTACAGTTTCTTCTAACGCTACTGTAAATAATTTTATTAGCAAGATTAATTTAGTACAAAGAGGCGCCGGGTTTACATATGGTACGGCAGAGGTTCAAGGCAATACGGGTGGGGTGTCTAATAGCGCCGTATTAAAGGTCATTATACCACCACAGGGCGGTCATGGGGCGGATGCAGAGAATGAGCTTGGTGCAACTAATTTTGGTATAGGAATTGAGTTTACGGGAGATGAAAACGGTTATGTCACAACTCAAAATGATTATAGATCCATCTACATTCTTAAAGACCCATTGCTTAACAATGTAACCCTAGAGCTTGCTAACAGTGTAGGTACGTTCTTGGGCACAGAAGAAATAGTACAATTAAACTACAAGACCCTTGCTGGTATTGCCGTGGTAAATACGACTAATAGTATTATTTCAGGTATTTCTACAGAATTTAATAGCGCGTTAAAGATAGGTGATGAGGTTATAATATACGACACAGTTAACAATACAAGATGTTTGAGAACTGTAGCGTCTATTGCTAATTCAACATCCGTTACCTTAAGTAGCGCTCCTACATTTAACTCTACTATTGCAAGCGTACAATTCATAGAGCGGATTAGTACAGGTACTAGAGCAGGTGGCTCATTGCCCTACCTAAATATGAATAGTGTTGAGCCTAAATTTCAGATCGGTAAGAATGTAATAGGAGTAGTATCAGGTGCATGGGGTAATGTTTCAGCAATAACTATTAACGATGTGGATTATAATAATTTTAATACACTAGATAATAGAACTCGCGTACCTTATGATAGTATAGTAGGAACATTAAATGAAGATGCTGAGGTTTATCAAGTTGATCTCTCAGTTGCTAATGCCTACGTACATTCTACTAACAATACTTACCTGTTCTTGACTAATGAAAGAGGGGTTATAAATCCTGATTTGGTAGATACAGTTAAGGTAGTAGATAGTAATACAACAATTATACCCGGAATAGGCACTAGATACTCACCAGATATTGTTAAAGGTAGCGGCAATATATTATACGTTGAGAACCTAGACCCTATTGCAAGAAATGACGAACAGTCCGAAGCAGTCAGAGTTATATTGAATTTTTAAGAGGGAAGTATGTCTATAGAGACTAATTTAAACGTTGCTCCTTATTTTGATGACTATACTGATAACAGTAACTACTACAAGATATTGTTTAGACCAGGTGTGTCAGTCCAGGCTCGCGAGCTCACTCAAATTCAGGACATACTACAAACCCAAGTAGAAAGATTCGGTAATCACGTTTTTAAAAGTGGCACCATAGTAAGTGGAGTTAACTTTCAGTTTTATCCAGCTTATAGTTATGTAAAGCTTCTGGATAATCAAGCAGATGGTCAACCTGCTATACCTACAGAATATGTAAACTACTATGCTAAGAACACAGCGAACGTTCAAGCAAAAATTATTAATGCTAAACAAGGCTTGCAATCTACAGACCCTGATACAAATTATTTGTATTTAAACTATATTAATTCAGGTGACTCAGCGTTAGAGACTAGTTTTGCCAATAGCAACGTACTAACAATTTTCAGCAAAAATTACGAAATATTTGACTTTAATGTCGTTAATGGTGGTACCTCATTCTCAAACTCTGATACAGTTCAGATTACTAGCGCTTTATTAGTAAGTAACAGCTCCATCAATTCCAGCGCCGGTATATCTCAGGTAAACGGTACAACTGTAGCTAATGTATATGTTTATGAAGCTAATAATAATTTTAGTATTACTCTTGATAATGTAACATATAGTAGCAATGATGGATACACTCTTCTTAAAATTAAACCCCATACTAATGATCTAGCTAATAGTGCAGTAGGTGCAGAAAAGTGGACAATTACAAGTGAAGGCTTCGTAGTACAGGGATCAAATAGCGCATATGTTGTCGGCCTAGTTGGTACAGGTGCGTCTGCAGTGCTCACTACTGACTCATCGGGTGTTGTTACAGATGTATCTCTAACAAATCCTGGAACTAACTATATTGAAGCACCTTACGTTACAGTAAGAAGTAGCACTGGTACCTTTAACAACCTAGAAATTACACCTCAGATGTTTAAGGCGCAGGTGTTAGTTGCTGATTCGTCTTATACTGGTGGCAATTCTACTCCAGTTGGTAACGCATATGCATTTGGGGTTACTGAGGGCATAATTTATCAGAAGGGTTTCTTCTTAGGCGTTAATTCACAAATCACGGTAGTTAATTCATATTCTACCAATGTTAATAGCGTGTCTGTTGGGTTTGTTACTCAAGAGGCTATAGTTAATACAAATGTGGATTCCACCCTATTAGACAATGCTACAGGCACTCCAAACTTTGCCGCACCTGGTGCAAATAGATTAAAGTTTATTCCTACTCTATCTGTAGTAGATACTGCTAATGCAGAATCAAATAATACATTCTTCCCGCTAGTAGAATTTAGAGAAGGTCAACCTTACAAGCAATACAAGAATACTCTCTATAATATTCTATCAAAAGAATTTGAAAGAAGAACAACAGAAACTAGTGGCAACTTTGTAGTTGATCCTTTTATTG